CCCGATCGGGATCTCTCCCCGGGGTTCACGGCGCCCGGAACGCCCGACTCGGGGTTCACGTGGCCCCCTCCGGGGATGGTGGGCGACGGTGGGCCGTTCGTGGGTGTGGGTGGGTCGCTGCCGCCCCAGTGGGCCGAGGTCGAGTGGCTCGGTGGCCTGACGAGCCCCCCTGAGGTGGCAACGTGGCCGCGCCTGATGTCAGCCCCGCACCCGCGCGCGGTGGGCACGATGGGCTGGGAGGTGATCGCCCGGGCGGAGGCTCGCCGCGAGGCTGACCCCATGACGCCGGCCCGGGCGCGCCGGCTGCGCTGGTGGCAGAAGTTGGTGCTGGTGCGCATGTACGAGGTGGACGAGGCCGGCGAACTGGTGTGGCGGAAGGTGCTGGTCAGCACGTCGCGCCAGTCGGGCAAGTCGGTGGGGCTGCGCGAGGTGGCGCTGGATCGCACGGCCATGCACGAGCACTTCGGCGAGGCCCAGTTGGTGCTGCATGTGGCGAAGGATCTGCTGGTGGCTGACGAGATCCAGCGCCCGGCGCGGCAGTGGTGCGACACGATGCCGGACGCCTCGGGCTGGCATGCCGTGAACGGCAACGGCCGCTGGGCTGTCGAGTACATGGGGGCGCTCGGGCGGTGGATCGTTCGCTCGCAGCGCGCGGTGTATGGCTACTCCGCTTCGATGGCCCTGATCGATGAGGCGTGGGCCATCGACCCGGAGCACATCAGCGAAGGCATCGAGCCCACCATGGTGGAGCGCGAGCAGCCGCAGATGCTCATGGTCAGCACCGCGCACCGCGAAGCCACCCCGCTGTTCCCTCACCTTCGCCGGGCAGCGATCGCGGCGCTGGACGCCCCCGAGGCCGACACGCTGCTGATCGAGTGGTCGGCCCCGGTGGGCGCCGATCGCCACCACGTCAGTTCGCATCGCCTCGCCTCGCCGCACTGGGACCGGCGCCGCGCTGAGTTCATCGCCTCGAAGACCGACAGCCCGGGGTTCGATGAGCAGTGGCTCAACATCTGGCCGGCGCTGGCCGGCAAGGCCGCGCTGCTGGTGCCGGCCGAAGTGTGGGCCGAGGCCGGCGACCCCACGCTCACCATCCCCACCACGGCCACGGCCCGCACGGCAGGCCTGTACCCGGACATCGACCAGACGCGGTGGCATGTGGTGCTCGCCGCGTTCGAGGATGAGGACCCGCTGCTGACCTACGTGGGCACGTTCGCCACCTACAAGGCTGCGGCTGAGCGCATCGGGGTGATGGCCCGGGCGGGGGTGCCCATGGACCTTGTCGCGCCTCGGGTGTTGCGGGGCCGGGTGGCTCGCGTGCCGGGGCTGCGCACGGTGGTGAACGCATCCGAGTCGGACGTGATGGCCGCGACCACCACGGTGCGTCCTTGGCTTCTGGCCGGCCGGGTGCGTCATGATGGGGACAGTACGCTCACCGAACACATGACTGCCGCGGCTCTCGACACGTCTGCCGAGCAGTTGCGCATCAGTGGGAAGGCATCGGAGGGGCCAGTGGAGGCAGCGAAGGCAGCCGTGCTCGCCGTGTGGTGGGCGTCGCGGCAGGATCGGCCATCGGCGGTGGTGGTGTGAGGTTCGCGATCGCCCTCCAGGCCCTCGGGGCCGCGCTGGCCGCGGCCGGGCTGTGGATGCTGTTCCCGTGGCTGGGGGTGTTCGCGGCCGGGGTGCTCATTCTGGGTGCAGGGCTGGCTGCCGAGGCAGAACGGAGGAGCGATGGGACTGCTGAGTCTGGTTCGCGGCGCACCTGAGGGCCAGCGGATCGAGATCGGTTCGGATGGGCACTGGTGGGGCACGTACGGCCCGTGGCCGGGGCTGGTGAACGACGCCACCGACATGCCGTACGTGACGCGCGAGGTGGCCGCGGGGCTGCCGGGCATCGGGCGTGGGGCCGAGTTGATCGCGGGCGTCATGAGCCAACTGCGCCCGTGGCTGTACCGGGACGCGCTGCAGCCCAACAGGGTGTCCGAGCGTCTCGACACGCCTCCGCTGCTGCTGGACCCCACGCCCGACTGGCACCCGCTGCCGCAGTGGCTGGGCTCGGTCACCGAGGACCTGTTCTATGGTGGGGATGCGTTCGCGTACCGGGGCCCCGAGGTGGTGGACTTCCGGGGCTATCCGCTGCGGCTGCCGCTGCTGGCGCCCGAGCGCTTCGCGTACGACAAGATCACGGGCGAGTACCTGTACACCACCGACGGCGACCAGATGCGCATCCCGGCTGGGGACCTGATCCACATGGCGGTGGGGGTGCGCTCGGGGTCGCGGTTCGGGCTGGGCATCCTCGGGCGCTACCAGCACGAACTCAAGTTGATGCTGGCCACCGAGGACTCGCAGTACGTGCTCATGCGCGACGGCAAGCCCATGGGCATCCTGTCGCTGGGCATCGACGTGAACCCACAACAGGCCTCGGAGTACAAGGCAGGGTTCCTGAAGGCCGTCGCGGAGTCGGGCGTCGCTGCCATCGGCAACGCCGACTTCAAGCCCGTCCAGTGGAACGCGGCGGACCTGTCCATGATCCCCACCCGCGAGTTCAACCTCCGGCTGGCCGCGGACATCTGCGGCATCCCGGGCTACCTACTGGGCGTGCCCTCGGAGTCGCGGGTGTACTCGAACATGGAGACCGAGTGGTCCACCTTCATCAAGACCACCCTCGGGCGCTACGTCGAAGCGATCCAGTCGGGGCTGTCCCGGGCGTTCCCTCGGGGCCAGACGGTGCTGCTGAACACCGACCGCCTGCTCCGCGCGGAGACCAAGACGCGGTTCGACATCTATGCCTCGGGCATCACCTCCGGTGTGCTCGAAGTCAACGAGGCCCGGGCGATGGAGGACATGCCTCCGCGCGTGATGCCCGAGCCCGTGGTGCCGCCCACCGACGATGGTGGGGACGATGACAACGACGCCGGCGAGCCTGAGGAGGACACTGATGCCGACGACAACGAGTGAGCGGTACACCTCGCTGGCCGCGACGATCGCCGCTGCCGAGGCCGACGATGAGGTGGGCACCATCCGGGGGGTGGCAGCCACCTACGGCGTGGACATCCCGCGCGGGCCCCGGCTGGCCGAGCGCATCGCGCCCGGGGCGTTCAAGGCTCAGGTGGGGGCGCCCAACAGGGTGGCCGTGCTGTGGCAGCATGACTGGGAGGAGCCCATCGGGCGCGCCACGGGCTTCAAGGACAGCCCCTCCCAGTTGGAGTTCACGGCCCGCATCTCCGCGCACGACGACATCCCCACGGCGCGCAAGGCGCTGGCCCTGCTTCGCGAGGGCGTGGTGGATGAGATCTCGGTGGGCTTCGAGTGGGGGACGTGGCATGAGGAGGGCACCGACGACGGGCTGACCATCGTGCACACGAAGGCTCGCCTCCGGGAGTTCTCGGTGGTGACGTTCGGGGCGCTCGGGCGCGCGGCTCGGGTGCAGTCGGTGGCTGCCGAGGGCATCGCGGTGGAGGTGTACCGGCGCCGGCTGGCCGGCCTGACAGGGTAGCCCCGCGCCCCTGACGTGCGTCCGATGCATCCATGTGTCATACTAGTGTTGCACGCACACACAACCACCTGAGAGGAACCACCACCATGGATGCGAAGATCGCCACGATCGAGGCCCTGCTCCGCAAGGCCGAGTCCACCAGCAACGCGCACGAGGCCGAGGCATTCGCCGCGAAGGCCGAGGCCCTGATGATCAAGCACGGCATCGAGCAGGCTGAACTGTTCGCCAACGCCGGGCGCACCGAGCCCATCGTCCGGGAGTCGATCGTGTTCACCGGGGCCTACAGCCACGTGAACCAGCACGGCGCCTACTACGTCGCCGACGCCTTCAGCGAGGCGATCACCTGCTACGTCACCACCCGGTCGGCCAGCCACCGGACCCTGTGGATCGTGGGGTTCGAGTCGGAGGTGGCCGCGGTCAAGGTGCTGCTCGCCTCGCTGCAGATGCAGAGCACCACGGCGCTGAACGCATGGTGGGCCACGGGCCCGTCGTGGCGTCGCTGGGAGCGGTCCGAGGGCCACGAGAAGTTCATGGCCCGTCGGTCGTTCGTGCAGGGCTTCTGGGGTGGGGCTGCCGCCCGACTCCGCGAGGCTCGCGAGTCCGCCGTGGCTGCCACGGTGGGCACCGGCACCGATCTGGTGCTCGCCTCCCGCGCCGACAAGGTGCAGGCGTGGGTCGATGAGAACATCGGCCTGAGCGGCCGCACCTCCCGCGGGCTGGTGGGGGGCGTGGGCCGCGGGGCCGGCCGCGAGGCAGGGCGCCGGGCCGACGTGGGCACCACCCGCGTGGGGGGCGCTGGCCGGGCGCTGGGCCGCTGAGCCATAGGGCCCACGAACCTTGGGCCCCATGCCGATGTGTGAATTGCCTCGGCATGGGGCACAATAGTTGTACCGACACACACACGAAGGAGAACCACCGAGATGAACACCATCACCGCCACCACCAACTGCCACCTGATCGTCCGGCTGAACGAGGCCTACCTCGCCGGGGACGAGGCGCTGATCGCGAGCCTTGAGGACGCCATGACGAAGGTGTGGGGCCGCTGGCTGTACGACTTCACCACCGACGGCCTGATCCGCGACATCGTCGTCCTCTGACCCGAACCGAGGGGGGCCCCCACCCCGGGGGCCCCCACCCCACCACCACACCGAGAGGAACCACCATGAACGACCCGATCGACATCCAGAACCCCTCCTACTTCGTCACCCCGGCCGACTTCGAGCCCAAGGCGAAGGTGTGGACCAGAGGCATGATCGAGGTGCTGGCCGAGGCGCTGGGCCCGGACAGGATCGTGCTGATGGCCACCGTGCGCGGCTCGGGGCTGCTGCAGCCCGTGAACCTGCTGGGCTACCGGACCCGCTACGGGGGCCACGGCGACATCGTGGCCCGCTACGCCGGAGGCGACCGCCACACCGCCTTCTTCGCCCCCGAGATCGGCCCCATCGTGGTGCTGGGCGAGGGCAACCCCGTGCGCCGGGCCCGCGACAACTACCGGGACATCGCCCGGGCCGCGGTGGAGGCGATCCGCCCCGAGCATGGCTGGGACAACCGAGTCGACGTGCGGGTCACCTCGCGCGACTCCGCGCACGTGACGGTGCGCGAGGCTGACCCGTGGGTGCGCGGCCGGATCGTGTGGCATGGGGAGGTGCGGGTCGATGGCTGACCCGATGCGCTCGCCGGCCGCGCTGTGGCTGCTGGAGCAGGGCTGGGAGGTGGTGATCACCCGGGCGAACCACCTCCGGGCCACCCACCCCCACGCCCCGCGCCCGCTGTTCACGGGGTGCACCCCGGGCGACAAGAAGCGCCACCTGAAGCACGTCAAGACACAGGCAGCGCGGCTGCTGCGCGAGGGGCCCCGGGCCCGCTGAACCACTGGACCCCATGCCGGATGTGTGAAATCCGCCGGCATGGGGTACAATGGTTTCACCGACACACACACGAAGGAGAACCACCACATGAACGCCACCGCCACCATCAGCACCCAGAGCGCCGGCATCAACTTCCCCGACGGCACCACGGTCAGCGGGCTGGTCATCACCACTCGCCTCCGCGCCTCGGGCACCTCGGTCGAGACCCACGCTTGCGAGGGTCGGTTCCTGATGGTCCGCCGCACCGACGCCTTCCGCGGCACGGGCGCCATCGACACCGCAGTCGAGATCGACGCCGACACCTACAACGACATCGCTGCCCGGGCCGCGCGCCTGATCGATGCTCAGGAGGCCGCTGGCAGGGGACTGGCCATGCTGATCGCACGCGCCTCGCGCTGACGCCGCGACGCCCCCGAGCCCCTCACGTTCCGACGTGGGGGGCTCCGGTGTGTCAAGATGGTGGCGATGGCCCACCTCACCCCGAGGCAGGCCCGGCCCCCCGGCCCCCGCTGGCCGGCCCCCCGGGTGCATGGATGGGTGACCCCGGTCAGGCAGATGAACCTACGATGCCTGAGGAGGCACCACTCATGAGCAAGGCCCTGATCGAGAAGTTGCGCGCACAGCGCGACGCCGATCGCGCCAGCGCCGAGTCCATCCTCTCGAAGATCGAGAGCGGCTCGGAACTGAGCGACGGCGAGCAGAAGAACCTGGACGACCTGACGAAGTCGGCCACCGACCTCGATGCCCGCATCCGCGAACTGACGACCACCGAGATGGCCCGCATGGAGGCCGCTGCGCTGGACGCGAAGTTCGACTCCGCGGTGCGCGAGCAGGCGAGCGCCTACGCCGACCCGAAGGCCGACGACGCCCCGCTGAGCATCGGTGAGCAGTTCACCGCATCCAGCGCGTTCCAGGAGTACATCTCGGCCCCCTCCGGCAAGTCCGGGCTGGTCACCGTGAAGCACTCCGCGTTCGCCACGGCCGTGAGCACCGGGCTGCCCCCGGTGTCCCGCGTTCGCGACGCTGCCACCCCGGTGATGGTCACGCCGCTGCTGGACGCTTGTGGCTACGAGCCCGTGTCCGGGAACGCCGTGGACTGGATCGAGTGGCCGGTGGACCCGGTCCCGACCGCGGCAGTCGCTGAGGGCGGGACGAAGCCCGAGGCGGACTACCAGCCGGTGCTCAAGACGGGCACCCTGCAGAAGTGGGCCCACTCGGTCCCCTTCACCCGGGAGATCATGGAGGACGTGCCTCGCTTCACCGCGATGCTCAATGGCGCGCTGCTCCGGGGCCTCCGGCGCAAGGCCGAGGCGAACGCCGGCGCTGCCCTCGCGGGTGGCACCTACGTCACGGCCGAGGCAGCCACGCTGCTGGAGGCGATCCGCGTGGGCATCGCTGAGGCCGAGATCGCCGGGTACCCGGCCACCTCGGTGGCGATCAACCCGCTGGACTACGCGCAGATCGACATCGACCTGCTCGCCTCCACCTTGCTCGGGGCCCGCAAGGACTCCCCGGTGTGGGGCATCAACGTGATCCCGGCCGCTGCCGTGGCCGCGGGCACCGCGTACGTCGGGGACTTCGCCTCGGGCCTGCTGCACCTCGATCGGCAGGTCACCGCGCTGTACCTCACCGACAGCCATGCGGATGAGTTCCTCGACAACATCCTCCGGGCGCTCGCCGAGTCCCGGAACCTCGTTGTGGTCCAGCAAGCCGCGGCGATCATCGAGTGCACGGTGGCCCCGTAGCACCCACCTTCGCGCGGGGCCTCGGTGCCCCCCCGCCCGGGGCCCCGCGCATCCATCGGAAGGGATGGACCGCATGACCACTCTGGACGACGCCCTCGCGATCCGCGAAGCCATCCAAGACGCCGGCCGGCCGCTGACGCTCACCGAGGCTGGCCATGCGGCCAGCATCACCCGCTGGCGTGCCTACAAGGCTGTCCGCCTCGGGGTGGGGGCCGGTGGCTTCACCTACGTCCGGGTGGGCGCCCACTGGCGCATCGACACGAGCCTGTCGGGCGCCCCTGCCGCGCCGGCCGCGCCCACCGTGGTCGCCACGCTCACCGAGGCGACGGGCACGTTCACTGCGCCCGACGAAGGTGGCGCGGCGATCGTTCAGTATCAGGTGGAGATGGTCACCACCACCACCCCCGACGCGGTGATGATCGTGGTGCTCGACAGCCCCGCGGTGTTCGAGAACAACGGCGAGTGGGTCACGGGCGACACGGTTCAGATGCGGGTGCGCGCCGGCAACGTGATCGGGTACGGCCCGTGGTCCGACTGGGGCACGGATGTGAGCCCCTGATGGCCGCGCTGGTTGAGCCGTCCGAGGTGGCACGGGTGCTGGGCTGGCCCGAGGGGTCGGACCTCACCGATCTGGAGCAGCCGTGCGACGCCGCTGACCACATCGTGGCCACGATGCTGGACGAGAACCTGGGCCCCCACGATCAGCACGCATGGGATCGCGAGGCAGCGCTGGCCGTGGCCGTCCAGATCACGAATGCCCGCACGTCGCCCGGGGGCCAGATGCAGGCGCTGGACTTCACCCCGGTCACGGTGCCCCACCTTCTGGGCCCGGGCCTGATCGCCCGGGTGCAGGGGCTGGTGCGCCCGTGCCGCACCTACGGTGGGCTGGTCGTCGGATGACGAACCCACTCCGCACCGCTCGCGAGTTCGTGGCCGACACGCTGCGCACGGCCGACATCGGCGTGCCGGTGTACCCGCACCCGGTCGAGTCGCCTCGCCTGCCGTGCGTGCAGGTGGGGCTGGGCGACCCGTGGCTCGCTGTGCGTCTGTCTGGGGGCCGTGCGCGCGTGGGGGTGGTGGCGAGGGTCACCGTGCCCGTAGCGTCCGGCAGCGAGCCGTCTGTGCACGTCCTGGAGGATCTGGTGTGGAGGGTGCTGCAGGTACTGCCTCCCGCAGAGACGATCGCTGGACCCCGCGTCGAATCGGTCGGTGGCACCGAGGCGTACGTGGTCGACATCCCTACCCACGCCACATCATCGAATGAGGAGTGACCATGGCTGAGTTCACCAACCTCGGGCCCGGCACGCTGACGCTGGGCTCGGGGCCCACCGACTTCAGCGGCGAGGTGCTCGGGGCCCGCATCACCCACGAGTACACCGACGTGGGCAGCGCCCGCACGATGCTGGACGGCACGGTGCGCCCGGCCGGCCAGACGCGCGCGGATGGCTTCACCGCGAGCACCGAGAACGACCTGACCGCGGCCGGGCTGTACGCGTTCCTCGAAGAGAACGACGGCACCGAGCAGCCGCTGGTGTTCACCCCGAACACCGCCGACGGTGCGTCGTGGCAGGGCACGATCGTGTGCCGGCTGCCCGGCGAGGTGGGCGCGGATGAGTTCGGTGCGCCGATCGTGTCCGATGTCGAACTGCCCGGAGTCGGACAGTTCACCTTCACCCCGACCCCGGCGCCGTGAGGCTCACCGCGAAGGCCGTGGCCGACGACGGCACCGAGGTGGTGCTGTCGTCGCGCCCGGTCGATGTGGTCCGGTGGGAGGCTGCCACGAAGAAGAAGATCGGCGACGGGCTGGGGTACGGGGACATGGCCCGCATCCTGTTCTTCGCCGGACAGCGCACCGGGGCGATCGCTGCGGAGGCGAAGTTCGACCCGTGGTTGGAGGCGCTGGACGATCTGGAGATGGTGAACGACACGGACCCTACGTCGCCCCCATCGGAAGCCTGACCCGAGCCCTGATCGTGGCCCGCATGGGGGCTGGGGAGCAGGTGCTGGGGCCTGACCCCGGGTGGCTGGAGTTCCTGACGGTGGCCGACATCCTTGAGGAGCGTGAGAAGCGTGGCTAGCGGCATCGAAGCAGATGTGGTGGGCGTCGCCGACACGATCCGCGAACTGCGGAAGGTCAGCCCGGCGCTCGCCCGGGAGGCGCAGAACAAGATCAAGGCACCCGCGTCGGCCATGCGGGCCCAGATCGCCGCGAACACTCCTGCCTCGCCGCTGTCCGGGCTGGGCACGATCAGGCCCAGCGTGACCGTGAACTACAAGGGCACCCCGGGCAAGTCGCTGGGCACCGGGGTAGAGGTGTGGCCGCTGGTCAAGGTGCGGCTGGCTCGCCCCGGGTGGACCGTGTCGGCCGACATGGCGCGCAAGTCCACCCCGGGCGAGTCGTTCACCACGAACCTCACCCGCAAGTGGGGCTCGGCATCGCGGTGGGTGTGGCCGGTGGCTGAGCGCATGCTGCCGGCCACTCAGGCCGCGATCCGGAAGGCGATCAGCGAGGTGGAGCGGAACCGCAATCGCGCGATGCAGAGTCGGGGAGGCATCTGATGGCCATCGTAGTCCCCATCGTCAGCACGTGGGAGCCCAAGGGGCTGCAGCGCTCGATCGCGGACATCAAGAAGGCCGAGGGGGCGTGGGGCAAGACAGGCGCCGCGTTCAAGGCTATGGCCGTCCCTGCCGCGGCCGTGGGTGGCGCGCTGGCCATCGGCGCGAAGAAGGCCGTGACCGACGCGTCCAACCTCGGTGAGACCTTCAATGCCGTGAACAAGGTGTTCGGTGAGGGCGCGAAGACCATCACCGACTTCGGGGCGCAGGCATCGAAGTCGGCCGGCCTGTCGCAGCGCGAGTTCCAGCAGTTGGCCACCACCACCGGATCGCTGTTCACGAACATGGGGCAGTCGCAGCAGGAGGCTGCGGACAACACCGTGCTGCTCACCCAGCGCGCGGCAGACATGGCGTCGGTGTTCAACACCGACGTGGGCGACGCGCTGGAGGCGATCAACGCAGGACTCCGCGGCGAGTCAGAACCGCTACGCCGGTTCGGCGTGGGGCTGTCCGATGCGGCGATCAAGGCGAAGGCGATGGAGTTGGGCCTGTACGCCGGCACCGGGGCGCTGGATGGGCAGGCGCGAGCCGCGGCCACACAGGCGCTGATCCTGGAGCAGACGGCGAAGACACAGGGCGACTTCGCGGACACGTCCGAGTCGATGGCCAACGCCGGGCGCACCCTGCAGGCCGACATGGAGAACCTGAGCGCGTCGCTGGGCGAGGCCCTGCTGCCGGTGATGGAGACTGCCATCGCCATCGGCATCCGCATGGTCCAGTGGATCAAGGACAACGAGGAGGCGTTCAAGGCGCTGGTGGCCGGCGTGGCCATCGTGGTCACCACCATCCTCGGGGTGAACGCCGCGATGAAGGCCTACGAGGCTGCCACCACGGTGGCGGGGCTCGCGGCCGACGCGTACCGCGGGGCCATGAAGTTGCTGAACGCCGAGAAGACGAAGGCGATCGCCCTGTGGGTCAAGGAGAAGGCGCTGCTCATCGCCAACAAGGCAGCCATGCTGGCCAGCGCCGCGGCTCAGGCGACTCTCCGCGCGGCCACGGTGGCGTACACCGCGGTGCAGTGGGCGCTGAACGCGGCGCTGACCGCCAACCCCATCGGGCTGGTGATCGCTGCCATCGCCGCGCTGGTGGCCGGCATCGTGCTGGCGTACAAGCGATCCGAGACCTTCCGCAACATCGTGGACGGGGCGTTCCGCGCGGTGGGCAAGGCCGTGTCGTGGCTCGGCGAGAAGGCGAGCGCCGCGTTCAAGAAGATCTACGACTGGGTGCAGAAGATCATCGCGAAGGGTCGCGAGTTGAAGGACTCGCTGTCGTTCAGCCTGCCGTCGTTCGGCGGGATCTTCGGGCGGTCCTCATACGCGGTGGGGTACACCTCTGGGACCCCGAGCACGCGCCGCGCGACTCCGGGGTCGCCCATCGTGATCAACATCAGCGGGGCGCTGGACCCGGTGGGCACGGCGAAGCAGATCAAGCGCATCCTGGAGACGTACGACGGGCTGTCGGGGCGCGAGCCCGGGGCCGCGCTGGCGAGGGCGTGGTGACATGCCTGCCGAGGTGACAGGGCGCATCGAGTTCTGGTACGAGCCAACGCAGGAGTGGGTGGAACTGGATGGGTCGCGGGTGCCGCTGCCGCTGCGCATCACGATGGGGCGCTCTGCCGCAGCAGCACAGCCCGACCCGCCTGCTATGCAGTTCTCGTGGCTGGGGCCGTACCTGCCCATGACGTTCGGCACCCCGGTGCGGTTCATCGCAGAGGTGGCCGGCGAGGCCGGGGCCGAGGGGGGCGAGACTCGGTGGGTGGACGACACGAAGGACTGGGACGACTCCGCGTCGTTCTGGGGCTACGCCACGGGCGGGGGCCCGGGGCACGTGCGGTTCGTGGGCGAGGTCAGCACCATGCGGGCCATCGAAGACGGTGGCGAGGTGGTGGAGTGGGAGGTGCTGGCGCTGGGCACGATCGCGGCCGACGGGCGCAAGCACATCCGCACCATCCGCGGAGTCGAGTCCGAGGTCGATCGGGTGAACGCCTACGCCGCGCTGGCCGGGCTGAACATCAACGTGGTGGGGTCCACCGCGCTGAGCCTTCGCGCTGACGAGACGAACCGATCTGCCATCGGGGCCATCCACGAACTGTGCGCGTCCACCGGGGCGCTGTTCTGGCAGGGCCGCGACGGCGCCTTGTGGTACGGGCTGGGCGACCACCGGCAGCAGAACGCCGAGTGGCGCATCCCCGACAACGCGATCCTGGATGGGGTGGTGTGGGAGTCGGTGCTGGATGGGGTGATCAACGAACTGGTGATCACGTACGGGGACGCCGAGAGCCCCACCCAGCAGACCTACCGGAACGGGTCGTCCATCGATCTGTGGGGCACCCGGGCGGTCAGCATCGACACGCTTCTGGCTGACGAGGTGGAGGCGAACACCCTCGCGTTCCTGATCTTCAGCCGGCGCTTCGAGCCGTTCTGGTTGCTGTCGGACATCGTGGTCCCGGTTGAGGAGGGCGACCCGGCGAGCGCCACGGCCGTGAACCGCATGCACGTGGGCGATGGGGTGATCATGGGCATCCCCACCGCGCCCGGCGAGGTGGGCACGGTGCCGGATCTCTGGACCGTGGAAGGCTGGGTTGAGGAGTGGCCCGAGGGTGGCGGGCAGACGTTCCAGATCGCAGTGACCGATCGGGTGAAGTGGGGGGCTCGGGCGCTGCGCGACTGGCAGGCGAACGCTGGGCACCCATGGGCGTTCTGGATCAACTACAGTTGGCTGCAGGCCCTGATCATCGATGAGCCCTGAGGAGGCGAACCATGGCAGACACCGGCCCCCCGCACTTCCTGCCCTACCCCGACGACTACGATGACCCGGCCGACTCGCCGGCCGCGTACGAGGATCTGGCGAGCGCCACCCACGCCGCGCTGGAGACGCGCGCCATCGCCGGCCACTCCCACTCCGGGGTGTACGCGCGGGTGTTCGTGGGCCCGAACGCCCCGGTGTCCCCGGCCATCGGTGACATCTGGATTCCGACAGCATGAGTGCCATCCGGGGCTGGAACGGTGCCGCGTGGGTGGCGCCGAACTGGCGCGTGGGCAACTCATCTGGCATCCCGGGGGCCTCGGGTGGATGGGTCCAGGAGTACGCCTCGATCCCGGGCGTGGTGTCGCTGGACGAGCACTTCACGACCCCGCCGAGCGACCAGTGGCGGGGCTACTACGCGCTGGGCATTCTGTTCAAGCCGGTCGAGTGGGATGGGGCTTCGAGCATCTATGCGCTCAGCGAGGTGAACGTGGCGCTGGGGCAGGAGATCGAGATCCGCTCGCCGCTGCTGACGACGAAGCGAACCAGCGACAGCACCCGGATGGCCCGGGTGCGATTCCGCTGGCGTGCCGTGAACACCTACGCGCCTCCGGGGGGCCTGACTCCGCCGACGCTTGACGTGACGTTGGCGGGCTACCGGGGCGCATGGTTCGGGGAGCGGAAGTTGTCCTTCACCGGAGTCAGGGACCAGCCCCTGAACGTGGACTGGCGCACCGACGACTCGCTGGCGTTCCCCATCGTGCCCGGCGAGGACCTCCGCTGGCGGGCCAGCGTGGGGCTCATGGGGCAGGGCGCCTTCGGCACCTACCGCTGGCAGTTGTGGGTGGATCAGGCCCAACTGATCGATGACGCGACGGGGCTGCCGTTCGTGGATGATGGGTATCTGGGGTGGGAGCCCCGGGGATGGGATGGTTCGCGATGGGTGTGAATGACTGGGGTGGCGAGGGCGAGCGGCTGAACGCGCCAGCGCTGGGCGGGGCCGGAGGCTGGGCCGAGGCAGTGGCCACCGCGCTGGACGGCTCGGACGTGCCGGTGAAGGCGCGCACGTGGGCGCAGTGGACCGGCACGCAGGCAGAGTATGACGCGCTGCCTGTGAAGGACCCGGGGACGTTGTACGTGGTGGTCGGATGAGCCCGCTGCTGAACACCGCGGACAGCATCCGGGCCGGCGTCACCGAGGCAGCCCGGGTGTATCAGGGTGACGAACTGGTGTGGGAGGGCTTCACCCCCCCGCCGTTCTCGTTCAGCCCGTGGCTGGCGATCGACTCGCCCACGTTCGACCTCGAAGTGAGCCGGCCGAACGATGTGCCCAGCATGCGCGCCCGCATGGAGGGTCGGACCCTGATCGTCACGTGGGACACGAGCGTGACGGGCAACTTCCTGCAGTGTCTGGGCGGGGTCACGTTCACCGACAACCTCGCGAACCCGGCGCACCCGCTGGCCGGCGTCGACCTGTCAGGGTTCGTCGCGACCGAGAATCGCCTGATCGATCTGGTGCTGCCTCCGGACCCCTCCGCGTCGCTGTTCGAGTGCCGCATGGGGTGGCTGTCGGGCCCGGACGAGGACAGCGCCGAGTTCGATCTGGCCGCGGGGTACTGGGACCTGCTGACGCACCCGGGGGCAGGCGGGGTGCAGACAGTCGACTGGGCCGAGACACCGCCGGTGTGGGGTGGGCAGTTCCTGCAGGGGTTGTGGACGCTGGCCGTGATCATGACTCCGCAGACGACCATCCCGGCCGGCGAGGTTCGCCTGACGATGCCGTGGGCCCAGTTGGTGCCGGCATGACCCCGCGCATCCGGTCGCTGGCCGGCGCCATCGGGCTGTTCCTCGGGGGCGCCTACTCGATCAGCCGCGAGGGCGCGGAGTGGTCGGTGGCGGGGGTGACGTTCGGGGTGGCTGGGCTGCTGGTTCTCGGGGTGTGGGTGGCGCTGGAGGTGCAGCATGATGTGGAGGGCCGCGAAGAGGCTGGCGGGGGCCGTGGTGTTGGTGATGGCAAGGATCGCGGCGAAGGCGCTGCATGACTGGGAGGATTGACCCATGGATCTGGTGACGGTGACGGGCACGTTCCGCAGCGCCGACGACCTGCCCCGGGCGGGGCGAGTCACGTTCATGCCGCTGGTGCCGGCTGCGCACTCGCTGGCCCCCGCGATCGTGACCCGGGCGTTCGTGTCCGCGGAACTCGATGAGGACGGACAGTTCTCGCTGGAGGTGGTGGCGTCGGACGATCCCGAGTGGGGGCTCGATGACGCCACGATGGCCGACGGTGGGATGCCGTATCAGGTGTCGCTGCGGGTCGATGGGCTGCGCGATTCCTACGCGTGCTTCGTGCCGGCGCCCGGGCCGCACGATCTGTCCGATCTGGTGGCACTCGATGAGGCCCCGGACGTGGTGGTCAAGGCAGGGCCCGCGGGCAAGGACGGTGAGGACGGGCAGCCGGGCCCGGGCGGGCCGGAGGGGCCCCCGGGGCCCGAGGGGCCTGAGGGGCCTCAGGGACGCGCTGGGGGCAGCGTGGCGATCGTGTGGGAGTGGGGTGGCGAGGATGCCGGCGCCGACCCGGGCACGGGGCGCATCGCCATCGAACGAGGCAACGGCAACGGGCGGATCTTCGCGGTGTCGAAGGTGGACGCCGATGGGGTCACGCGGTTCCTGACTCTGGTCCACCCGGGCGACAACATCACCGTGACCGACGACCCCACGAGCCCCCCGGTGTCTGGGTTCGCTCGCTACGTGGTGAACACCGACCCGGTCGATCACGGGACGTGGGTGTCGCTGGAGGCGATCCGCACCGACAACACCGGGCCGAGCACCCCCCCACCGGTCGGCACGCGCATCCGGGTGCTGGGCACGTTCACCACGGTGCCCAACGCGGTGCGCTCGGATGAGGTGGCTGCCATCGTGGTGGTGCCCGAGGCGCAGTGGCCCCCGGCTGACCCCGACGCCCAGACCATGTACCTCCGGGTGCCCTGATGGGCGTGTACGTGGGGGCCCAAGAGGTCACAGACGTGGCGCTGGGGGACGTGGGGGCGCTGGGCCTGTACCGAGGCCGGGTGCCGCTGTGGGCGCCCCTGTGGGCCCCTCCTGCGGCTCCTGTGGCCAACTCGGGGCTGGGCACCCCGGGCGAGGTGGTCGATGTCGCGAACAGCGCCGCTGGGGGTGACCCATGGTGGCGTGTGGCGGGCACCCCCCGCTACGATGCCGAGGGCATTCTGCTGGACTCGGGGGCCGGCGCTCTGGTCCAGTTGACGTGGCCCCCCGCGGCAGGGGGCGCCGTGGCGCACGCGGTGGGCCTCCGGGTCCGGTTCGATGCGTTCGGCACTCAGGGGCGCATCCTGGACTTCCGGAACCCCTCGAACCAGTTCGTGTTCGGTGGGGTGATGCTGCTGCCCGAGGGCGCGCTGGCCATGATCACCCCGGGCGGCAACGCGATCGACCCGGACACCATCGGGCCGGCGCTGCGCCTCGGGGTGCCGTACTGGGTGTCGTACGCGGTGGACAACGTCACGGCCGGGCGGCATGCCATCGTGGTGCAGACGCAGGATGGGACTCGGGTGCAGGACATGAGCGTGGCGTACGTGGGCGACGGCACACTCATCGGGTACCATCGGTTCGGGCGTGTCACGTCGGCATCGTGGCTGGGGCACGTCAGCGAGTTCCGAAGCAGTTCGGGGAGCGCCGATCTGCTCCCGCTTGTGAGGCCGTAGGAGGTCCCCCCATGGTCAACCCAGTGCCGGGCAAGTCGATCAGCACGGTGTACGGGAAGCGCGGGTCGTCGTGGTCGTGTGACAAGAACTCCAGCGGGGGCGTGCACACCGGGGCCGACTTCGCTGCGCCATCCGGGACGAAGGTCGTGGCCGCTCGCCCGGGCAAGGTCCGGCATGTGAACTACGGCTCGGCCTTCGGCACGAAGCAGGTGGCGATCACCGGGCCCGACGGCACCGAGGACTTCTACGCCCACATGCGCACCCGAGTCGCCTCGGGCACGTCGGTGAAGGCCGGCGACAAGATCGGCGAGGTGGGCAGCGAGGGCAACACCACGGGCCCCCATCTGCACTTCGAGCGCCACCGCTCGCCCGGGTCCTGGACCTGCTCCAACCACGTGAACCCACAGCCATCCATCGACTGGAAGGACGACAGCGTGAACCCTGGCAAGGGCAAGGTGTACCTGTCGAAGTTGAAGTACGGCCAGAGGGACAGCGACTCGGTGGCCCGGCTGCAGCAGGCCCTGAACGCGCACTCGATGCCCGGGGGCAAGAACATGCCGGTCACGGGCAACTACCTGGACATGACCGACGACGAGGTCCGGCTGTGCCAGTCGTTGCACCTCCCTCCGGCCGACAAGAAGGGCAAGTCGTTCGTGGGCGAGAAGCAGGCCGCGCACTTGTTCGCCGGCACCGGGCACGAGGTGGTCAACGACCTGACCCCACCGCCTGACCCTGATCCGCCTCCGGCGCAGCCCGACCCCGGGGCCCGGATCGTGTATTGGTACTCCGGCAAGCCCAGCACCCCGCAGTCGCTGGGCACCGGGTACTCGACCATCACGTCGTCGCGGTTCGTGGCGCCGAAGCAGGACGGCTGGCTGATGTCCATGCTGTACGCGAACGTGGGCCACTCGCTGAAGGCGAGCGACACGGGCGGCATCCGGTTCAAGATGGTGCGCGAGAACCCCATCGACGCCACGGCGTACGACGATCGGGCCGTGCTGCCCACGGGCATCGAGTCGAAGCGCTGGCTCAGCACGGCGCTGTGGTTCGGGTCGTGGAAGTCGGGCCGGCCGCTGCACTGGGAGGCACGCCGGTCGAAGTCGCTGGGCACCTCGGAGATCGGCACCCGGTACACGAAGGTGCTGTACGTGGGCAAGGGCGCACCGCTGCTGCTGGCGATGCCGTGGCGCTGGCCGCGGCTGTGGGCGATGTGGTCGCAGTGGCGCGACCCGGGCGAGCCTGACGCCCCGGTGGTCATCGAAGCCTGATCCGCCTCGGGTGGGGTACACTGTGCCCATGGCACACACACAGGTAGACAGGTACACCACCCGCACCCGACACGTGAACGCCCCGCTGGAGTTCGACCTCCGCTGGCCGTCGGACATCAAGGCGATCCGGGAGGTGGTGGAGAAGCGCGCCTACGCCGGGCATGGGTTCACGCCGAGCCCGGGCGAGCGATGGCTCGACCTCGGGGCCAACATCGGGGCGTTCGCGGTGTGGGCCGGCGCCCATGGGGCCGACGTGGTGGCGTTCGAGCCCGACCCGGACCTCGCCGCGGCAGCCGCGCACAACGTGGCCCTGAACGGGCTGGACGAGCGCGTGACGGTGGTGCCGGCAGGCGTGTGGGCGGCGCCCCCCGGGCCGGCCGTGCTGCACCGGAACACCGCGCGAGGCAACGTCTGGCGGAACAGCCTCCACAAGTCGTGGCGCGGAGGCGAGGACGTGCCGGTGGACATGCTGGACATCACCGGGCTGTGGACCCCGGACGCCAACGTGAAGATGGACATCGAAGGCGCCGAGATGGACATCCTCGAAGCGCTCGCCCATCGCCCGGTGCGCCGGCTGGTGTTCGAGTGGTCGTTCGACATCGATGGGGACCTCGATCGCTTCCGCGCGGTGATGACCACGCTGGCCGACACGTACGAGCACGTGCGCGGAGGCAACAACGCTCAGGTGCGGGTGTCCGATCGCTGGACCGCGCTGGGCGCCAACAACGCAGCCATGATCTACTGCTGGTGAGGAGCACCGACATGACCGAGAAGACGATGCCGCGGCAGGGCCCGCGGCGCCACCGTACCGAGCCCGACCACCCGCTGCTGGTTCGCCTCCGGAGGGCAGCCGCTGACCTCCGGGACGCCCGGGCGATCGCGGCGTTCATGGAGTCCCAGCGGGACGCCCGGGTGGCCGACGCGCTGGACGCCGGCATCCACTACAACGACGTGGCCGAGGCAGCCGGCGTGACCCGCTGGACCGGGCGCCGCTGGTGGGCGAACCGATGAACGGCTGGGACCGAGCCGCGGTGTGGTTCGGGCTGGCAGCCATCGGCATGGGCGTGTGGGTGCTGGCCATCCACGTGGGGCTGTGGGTGTTCTCGTCCCTCGGGGTGGGGGTGCTCACAGCCCTCGGGTGGGCCACGTTCGCGCTGGCCGTCACGGCCGTGGTTCACGTGCTGTGGAGGGCGCTGGAGCGTGCGTTCTGGGGTGGGTC